CCACTTGCAGGAATATTTCTGCGCGGAACATAGTTAACCATCTGCGCAAGACGGATAATACTTTCTCTGCGCTCGGCTGTATCAATAAAGTTTTCACGACTGTTTAGATCTGTTCTAAACGCAAGGCTTGTGCCAAAGTAAGCAAGCAATTCGATAATTGCAATAAATTCAGAACTTTCAATATAGTCGTTGAAATCTTCGGGATAGTATGTCTGAATATAGTTGATTAGAGCCTGCTTTAGAGTATCGAAGTCGTAAGCAGTATAATCAATAAATTGATATGCCTTAAAGACTTTCTTATAGTCTTCGGCAGCAAATAAGTTTGATTGGCGAATTGATTCTGACATTTAGAATGTCTCCCGATCTTTTAAGGAAAATGTGACAAACAAATTATCAGTCACCGACTCCGGCTTAAATAAAACAACCATAATAACATTTAATGCCTGGTCTTCTTGAAATACATCTACCGACACTAGTTCAACTCTCGGATCTGATGCCACAACGCGAACAGCATCTTCAATAATTGCATTCCTGGTATATTCATCAAACGGATCAAAAAGATATTCAAATATACGTGTTCCAAATGACGGAAGCATTACACGAGAACCCATTGGTGTAGCAAAATGATTTAGAATATCACGTTTAACCAATTCTAAATTAGTTAGAGAATATGGAGGATTGGGTTGATTCACGGTATTGAATCCCACAAAGAAGGGTTTGCGCGTAATGCGCTTCTGCTGTACTAAACCGGTTTGAATAGATGCCATAATGTTCCCTTTCTGTTATTTATCAACAGAATTAAATGGGAGTATATTAAGCGGCGGGGAATTTCTTATCGCATCCGTTTGGATCTATATTTTGTACAATCATTGCAATAATCTTAGGGCCGCGTAAACCGACTTGCGTAAACCAGGCTGATTCTCTTAAGGATTGTCCTGCAAGATCATAATTACCTGCCTTCATTGCAGCAATAAATCTCACAAATTTCGATAATCTGCCCTCTCCCATATTATAGCATAGGTCGGCACATGCACGTTTTCTAACATCTGATAAGTTACCCCACGTATCGATACCTAGCAATCTTTGCGCACCCGAGATAGAAATAGGCGCATCTAACTGAAACCATGCGGTAACTTGAGCAGGGGACACCGGAGTAGGAACAGGAAATTGAGATATTTCATTTGCTCTTAGTAGATGGCCAATTCCGGCCGTTGGCAGATTCTTTGTATCATTATATGAAACATATTTTACACCTTCGTGAATCTTTAATTGACACTCGTAGGCTGCCATATTAAAGTCTTTAGACACAGCACTTTCAGTTGCAGGAGTCGGCGGAAGTTCCTTATTATTTGCACCGGGATCGGTATTTGTGGCGGGCGAGGTTGTTGCAGGACCGCTACCGGATCCATCATAGGTCTTTGCGCCTTCTGTCTGAGCCGGTGAATACCCTACGATTGATGCAAAGGTAAATGTTTCATGTTCTGGGCAAGGTTCGTATGTAGGAAGTACACTAACTGTTGTTTGCCATGACTCTGCATTTCTCTTAAATTTAGATTCTGGATCTGCCCATGTGGCTAATATGTTAATTTTCTCAACGAGTTGTTTTACTTCTGCAGGAGTAACTGCAGGCGGTGTGGGAATACTAACAGCTTTACCGCCCGGGCCGGGACTTGGTGATTGTGCGCCAGATCCTCCACGTGCGCCGGGGAGAAAACCTAATATTGTGGAACCTTCTACATTCCCCTTTGAGGTTACCTTATTGGCATTCACTGTTCCATTAACAGATAAGTCATTTCCGAAATCAACCATACCCGTGACATCTAGTGTGCCGCGAATCTTAACTGCCCCGACATTCTTAATACTAGGTGCAGTAAGGTTATATTCGCCATCTGCACTGATATCAATTGTACCGGTAACCTTTAATTCAAAATTCTTTCCTATTGTAATGTAGGAATTATTTTTAACTTTGGTATGAGTATCATTAAGGGCCTGCATTACAATATTACCACCTTCGCCGGCACCTTCTCCCACAAATTTGTAATAAGGAATTGTTAATGGTTTTGGAATATTATTCACATCATACGTGAAGGTTGTTGTTGATGTTTTTGTGTCTTTAGCAGCCTTCATAAAGATATTCTGACCAGCTTCGATATTAACATTTCCATCTGCACGAAGGTTAATGTCTTTCTGTGCTCTCATAGAAATACTAGTTGCGCCAAAGATATCAATGTTTCCCTTCTGATCCATTTGTACCCAGGCTGTACCGTCGCGGTTGATAAGATATACAAATCCGTTACTTTCATCTAATCTAATTTGTGCACCGGATTTTGTTGTAAGTTGAACATACTCAGTACCACCCCCGTCATCCATAATAAAAGATGATCCACCTTTGCGACGGATATTATCTGGAGATGCACTCGCATCTACAACCGGTCCCGGCGTTAATATACCGAAAACATTACTAGGTGACTCTCGTCTTGCACTAGATGTTGTTATACCACGACCCTGATCTGTAATAAGCCCTTGATTTCCTATACCTTTAAACTTTGTTTTCTCATATGGCTTAAATGCACGGTCTGGTTGAGTTACTTTCTTATCCCATTTATTATATTCTGCAATCGGGACCTGCTTTCCCGGATATTGCCAACTATTGATATTAGACGCCATACCTGGGACCATATTATTCATAAATTGATCAAACACACACCCAATCCAGAAACCACGGGCTGGATCTCCGCCGGCGAACATAACAAGAACCTGATTATTAATATCTGGCGGTATCATCCACATACCATATGAGGTCTGTGTTTTCTCGAAACTTTCTAAATCGGTCTTGCTGGTTGTTTGATTATTTGTTGCACCAGCAAATGGCGAGCAATAATTTACCGTCACCCAACCCTGATCATCAGTCGGGACCGACCCGAATTCGGGAATCCATACTCGGAGTCGTCCGTTCTTTTGAACATCTGCTGCATCTTTAACAAATCCGATGAATACACCAAAGTGTGATGAAAATCTACCCAGAGGATTAAATTTATCACTCTGGGTGGGTTTGGTTGTCCTTGCGTTTGTATCTAAGTACGTCATTATATGAATCTCGGTGGCAGACCAGAAAGATTTGTAATTGGTGATGGGATATTGGATGTCAATCTTGCTGATGCATCACCAACAGTCTTACTTCCTAATGCTACTATCTGCCCGGTTGCATCTCTTACTTGATTTTCAATACCCTTTATTGAGTTTGCAGCGTCGCCCATAATTTTTTGTGTTTTTATTCCCGAACTCGGGAGAGGAGTCTTAGATATTAAATCTGTTGGTGATGTAGGTGTGTCTATCTTAGCAGACTCGGTATTGATTTGATCCATAAAATTAAGTAGGCGAATTTCGGGATCTAAAACACAATGCAATTCTTGTTCAAATTTGCCTACACCGAATTTATTTGTTATTTCCACTAGTTTATAAACACCGCTAAATGTTTCGATATCTGTATTAGGATCGCTTGTGTCCGGGTTTTCGTCTATGTTAAAAATGCGAGGAGTCCTAAATCGTATAATTAAAAAATTATCAGTTCCGTAATAATTAACTGCATCGGTTAGTCGGAAATGAGCATTTTTAATCCATTCAATTGCGGCAGTTTCACCTTTAAGGGAATTAAATATTCTTGTGTCTGCACGCTCGGTAGGTTGTGGGAATATCCAAAAAGGATCACCCTTAATTGTCATTCTAATTCTCTGAAACGATCCATCTAATCCGCTGTGAAGAGCTACTGAGAACATATTTGACAATTTCTGAATGCCGGAATTACTGCTAGATTCAACCCCGAGGCCGGTCTGCCGGTCTTGCATAGATTCGACTCTTGCAATAGGTCTTAATTTTCCTTGGCTATTTTGCATTAGTTCCATATATGCTGATTTTGCCGCCTGTGATTCAACGTCGACATCAGAAATAAAATTAAATTGTTGTTGTGTTATTTTTTCGGTAATTGGCTTCGCAAGGTTAACTGCCCGTGTACGAGCTGCCGATAGTGTTCCGTCGTTATTGATTCCGCCACGATCCTGAACTTCAGCTAAAAATGCCATCCTGCTTTCTGGCTTAGATTTTTCTAGAAGTGTAGTGTACCGCTGCTTCAAGGCCAAAGGTAAATCAGATCTTTCAATCTTTTCTCTTGCTGTTACAACCGCTGCTGTCGCTGATTGTGTATTTGCTGTCTTAGCATTATTCTGTAACGAAATTGCAGCACTAAGAGCATTGGTTATCTCTGCCTCATCAGATGAATGGGTGTGATTCACTACACCTATGTCCGACATGGACGGATTTTGATATATTCCATCGAAACGTGCTTGTGAATTTGCAAAGGCATTATTAATAGTCAAATCAAAATTAAGAATTTGATCGTTTAATCCTGTGAATATATAGTTATATTTCTTCCTTAAAATACTTTTCTTAACATAAGTTGCTAATCTCTTTCTCTCAGCAGCTAGCGTTATTGGCGGAGCCGAAGTTTGAAACACATTTGCATCAAGAACCCCGAGGTCGTACTCAATAATAAAAATGGTAAATTCCTTAGCAATATCTTGTCTCCGAGGATCAAATTGCAATGGCCTGGTTTCTGTAATAATTCGCCAGAATTTCTTCATTTGTGATGGTTCTTCATTCATAGGGGCGCCTTCGCGGCCAGCCGCCGGAGCATTCAACATGCTCATCTGATACTCGGCGGTCTGTGAAAGTAACGAATCGATCACTTTATCGATAGCCGTTCCTGACGTAAAGGATGCGTCTTTATTTTC